TAAAATTCGTTGCAGGCGCTTTCCAACCTGCGGCTTTCAGTATCGTACCAGCAGGGAACTTGCCGTCTTTAAGGGCGACAAAACCCGCGACCGAACGGCTACTGCCGTCTTTGTCGGACGTTACAATCTTCACATAAGACGAACCTTTCTCAAAGGTATATATCTTATTACTTTTATGTTCAGGCCTGAAACCTGCGCGGTCCGAGTATGCCTTCCAATCTTTAAGCAGATGGTCGAGCAATTTAGGAATTTGTGCCATCACATCTTCTTTGGAAACTTTCTTTGTAACTGCCATGTTTTTCAACACCTTTAAATTAATCTTTTCTCTCAACTGAAACACCATTATGAAGGTTTCAGCACCGTAAGGCAAGCCTTACTTTATTTAGTGAAATCAATAGGTTAGAGATTAATCTAACCTTGACCCCGCATAACAATTCACGCCATATTCCCGCATGACCTGTGCGAAAGCCTGTGCTCCCGCCTCTTTTATTGACATATCCTGGGTTCTAGAATTCGAGGGATCCCAAATAGTATATCCCTTCGGATAACCCTTGCGGCCCACGCCGATGGACTTCATGTACTGTACCATGGGCCCTGTAGCGGGGTTGATATCAACCCATGCAAAACCACAATTCATCGGACCCTCGCCGTACTTTTTACTATACAATTCAGCGGCATATTTTGCGGCGGTTGAGGCCAGTTGGTACACGGTGGAGGCATTCGCCTTTGTTACTTTCATACGGTCTCCCATTAAGCCAACATTGATTTCAAAACACCACAGAGGCCATCATATTGAGCCCGTTCTGTGTACCAATCAACGCCGACAGCATTAAAATATTTTTCGCGGCCTGCTTCTGTTCGATAGATATACACGTCAAATTTCTGGGCCGCGTATAGGGGCAAATACCCTGATCGCCACTTTTCACCAGGAATAGGTGTTCGACCTACACGCTTGGTGCGATAACCAGTACCCTTCAATGCCCATTTCAATTTTACCAGGCGGGGGTCATTTGCGTCAGCTGACGTAAACATGTAGTTATTTGTTCTCATACTATAAATTTTCCATTGCGATTTCGATTTCGTCTAACATGCGTTCCAGATTAGACAGTATTTCAATTTTTGTTAAATTTTGTGCTGCTCGACCAGGTTCATCATCAAATTCATCCAGAATCCAAGTATTGGATACATCGGACGCGAGTTCGCTCAAGCGGTATGCAACAGTATCACGCAAAACGTACAATTTATCATCCATTTTCTTGCGCGCTCTTTAAAAATTTCTCAGCAATCTTGATCGTATTTCTGATATACGCCAATTGACGCATAGTTGAACCATTTTCTTTTGCATTAACGAGCATCAACTTGCGTTTCTCGACTAATTCAATTAAATCTGATACTGACATTTTTTAACTTTCTCAATTCATTAAAAGTAGATCAATCAACCCAATATTGCAGCTCGTCAGGCCCCAACTAAGTTGATTAATCTCTCAACTTGAAATACCATTATGAAGGAATCAGGCCAGAAGTCAAGCACTGTTTTCTCTATGGAAATCAATGACTTAGGCGTTTTCTTCTACTAAAACCAATACGTTTTCAATAGAACGTGCTTGATTTTGCAGACGATACAGACGAGCCTGATCTACTACAGGATTATTCAGTGTATCGCGGGCTAAATCAACTGTTTGGGCCCATGTTGCAAATAACTGTTCATAATTCATGTTCATAATTTTAACTCTCTCTCTCAACTTGAAATACCATTATGAAGGTTGGGGCGCTATAAGTCAACCATTGTTTTCTTCATGGAAATCAATAGGTTACGATTCTGTCAATATTGTGCCACCTCATAGATTCCTGTAAAAACTCTTGTATTTTCAAGGGGTTAGGATACTCTGAGGTGTCTCCAGATTCACGGAGGCGATATTTAGAGTCAAACGACTGGGTGTATTCGTCTGCAAAAACATTGTACCTGGCCTTATTAGGGTGCGCCAGGACGATTCTATACCCTATGCGTTTACCTGAGCAGGGTCTTTTGACTTCGAGCACTTTCATTGCGACTGTAGACATAAAAATCCAATTCTTTATAACGAGGAGATATTATGACAGAATGCGCATAAGAGTCAACCTCTATTTTCTTCAATGGAATCAATGACTTAGAAGACAATATCTCCAGACGCACCAGGATTCTCTCCCTTAGACGTTGACTCTGACCAATACTAACATATAGGGTCCAAGTGTACTTTTCAAGGGACGCCAATTCCGTTCGTCTCCTGAGGTATTTGAGTCTCGGAGAGTCTTGTCCTGTACACTTCCGAGCCTTGTACATAAATTGTGTACAGACGAAAATTGTGTACCTGGAAAAACTCAATAAAATCAATGACTTACCCGTGTCAGGAAACCCCTTTAGGATCAAGGACTTACCACTTGACTCCTGACTCTCTATACCGTATAATGGAATCTGAAATTGAGTGAGGGAGTTAAAACATGATTAATGTAAATCTGAAAAAAGTCAAATTGATGAACTATTCAGGTAAATCCATGGACATTAAAGTTGTCAATGGAAAGTTTAACATGTACGATTATAACTGGACAATAACCCTGACCGGGGAAGACCAGTTCGGCCTTTACGGAGAAGTTTCTTGCTCCGAGGGCATCGATTTCGGGTTGTACTCCGAGAATCGCTCTGCGGAAGAAATGGTCCGCATGGCCGTTGTTCGAATCGCAAACGAGGTATAAATGAAATATTTATCAATTGGTACTAATCCTAAAACGCTCAAGGGCGACAAACAGGGCGAGTATCTTACAGCAATTATGTATCTTGCGCCCGCTGACACGGTAAAGGGTATCAATGTATGTCCCACAGCTGAGTTGGCTGGGTGTAAAGCGCCTTGCCTATTCCTGGCCGGCCGCGGTGTAATGTCACCTGTGAAAAATGCCCGTATTAAAAAGACGGAAGCGTTTCGGGATGATCCCATTGCCTTTGTAGATCAACTGGCCTTGGATATAATCAAGGCGAATAAAAAGGCAGGCAAATTGGGTGTGAAATTGGCGGTCCGTCTGAACGGCACCTCCGATATCGCTTGGGAGAATCAAGTCGGGTCGGACGGTCTCTCGCTTATGGAGAAGTTTACCGAGGTACAATTTTACGACTACACCAAACTGCCTGGTCGAAAAGTGCCAAGTAACTACCAATTGACTGTTAGTTACTCAGCAGTAAATAAATCTTATGCGGCAAAGGTCATGAAAACTAAGCACAATATCGCTGTCGTTTTCCGCAAGGCATTACCTGACACCTATCTGGGTCGAATGGTAATCGACGGTGACAAGGATGATCTTCGTTTCCTTGACTCCAACAATGTTGTGGTGGGTCTGAAAGCAAAAGGTCCTGCTAAAAAGGACGAATCTGGTTTCGTAGTTGACCCCGACATTATTGCTGTTGCCGCTTAAAACTCTAAATTTTTAAACACCAGCGTTAGTGCAAGACTAACGCTTTTCGAACCACCCGCAATGGGTGGTTTTTTTTACCTATAAAAAAACCCGCTGTCTGTTGAGAGAGCGGGTTCTTAGTATATAATTCCTTTAAACTTTTAAACTAATTCCCGCTGCCTGCTCCAATATCACTATTGCGCGCCCAGCCCTTCTCACCCTGTGGGCATGAATAGGTCGGCGTGGTCAGATGTTGTTTAAATGTCTTCATAAAGGTATCTATCCATTTACCGCTATGGCTTTTGCATTTTTTGGCAATTTTATTTTAATTTTATCATGATTATGATATAACTCAAATTGCGTATTTGGAAATTCTTCGAAAATGTGGGTGAAGATAGGTCTCCAAATGTCCATTAGTCGTAGGTTGTTTCCATCGGTTCTGTCGCTGGGCAAATACAGGTCAGACACACTTCTCATATTGAAGTCGAATAAACTATCAAATCCGAACATTTGCACCTTATCAGCCTTCAACCTGTTGGCTGCATAATGGGTAGCCATATGGCCACAATTAAAATTGGTAGCGTTACCTGCGTACTTAGGTACAATGGTGTAAAACTCCTTAACATTCTTTGCATAGTTCATATAGAAACTAGGTCTATGGTCATGCATCCATATTTTAGGTCTGTTACCTAAGACCCAATCATATGCGTCCAGTTTCAAAGAGCCTTCGGTCAGGGCATTCATCATTTTGAAATCTACCATGACGCTAGCATACACATTCTCAACAGCAAAGGGAGGCATGTTACATATCAATAACTTGTCACCTGATACTCTTGGTACCATATTGTATATGGGAGCTCTATCTCCGTTTCCTAATATTCTAACAATCTTCATACGTTATGCCAATTCTCTTTAATGTAATATAGATAGTCCAGATCATGAGGTTTAGGTCTTCCTCCACAATCCACCAGTTTAATGTTTCTATCTAGGTGTTCAGGAAAACACCAATCTCCTACTATGTTCTTTTTTCCTAGATGAAACTTTAAATTTTTCTTTAGATTCGGATATACCTGGTCGATATATCTAGTTTTAGGATACATCTGTTTGCCTATCCAGACCTGGTCTCCCCCGACATACTTTTGTATTTCAGGAATGTTTTTCATAAACGCATCGTATATATACGTTTGTGTACCTGTCTTAAACATCATCCATGAGGAACTAAAAGAGTTTCCCAGCCAGCCTATGGCGTCAGAAACACAAGTAATATAATCATCAAAGCCGTTGTTTATGGCCCACATAATTTCTTCATCGAAATTTTGTTGTACCACAATGTCCAAGTCCATATACAAATTCCAACCTTCAGGCATGTTGGGATTAAATAACAGGACTTTATTCCACCAACTCTTTACTCCAGGCGCATTACTTATAGGTGTCGCAAATCCGGCCGCTTCAATCATTTTAGGTCGGTCAGTAATGCAATAGGGAACAAGTTCCAGGTCGCTGACCTGTTGGACCTTTGTAATTAATTTCCTAGCATATTCTATAGGGTATGCTTCTGTGCATACTGTCAATAAGTTTATTTTCATACGTATATAAGTTTATAAGCCTTAGGGTCTTTCTTATAACTGTGTTTTGCCTCACAACCCAATTGTTGTTGGATAGTAGTGAAGGTGTCTCTTGCTTCAATACACCAAGGGTAATATTCCTTTATATCAGGAAAATTAGCGCGACATAAAAACACGTCTGTAGGTTGGCCACATATTTTGGCCTTCTCAACCAATTCTTTGGCCCCCTCCGGTTTCACAACATATCCATGCGCGCCGGGAAAGTATGGTTTACTGGTCAAGGGACCAAGACCAATATGTTTCGGAGTATTAAATGAACCGTAACTTGGTGCGCCAAGAGAAGTTACCTTTCCTAATGTTTTAACATCAGGTACAAAGTTCATAAAAATAGCATCATGTTCTAAAATCAATATAGGTATATCATCCTCAATAGACTTCTTCCATAAACTATAATGAGACATAAATGCTGCCATGGCATATTGCGGTTTGGAATATAATGTCTTGAAGAATAAATCCTCAGGTATACCTTCCTCTTTCATCAATGCCGAAACATCACAGGTACTAGGGGTAACTGCTGGAAACATCTTAACTTCGGTAAGGTGTTTATCGCCACTCTTAATACACCGAGCAGCTGCTTCGACGCTTTCTTCGTTGTCTAAAATTGTAATTACTAATGCTTGCATATTATCCCTTTGTACTTGATGGCAAACCCTGTACCTTTGTATAGAAGGGTTGCGTTACTTTTAACCATGGCCAGAGTTGCTTACACATATAAGCGTCATTTGGCCATAATCCATATTCATTCAATCCATTCAACAGGTCTTTGGCCGCTGAAGGTCTTATTATATAGGCAGAATTTCCGGCAAGGCCTTGCGGTACCTGTTGTTCATCCACTTTAGGTACATTATACACTCCAGGAGACTCATTGGCAATACAGGCCTTATAAAAAATCATAGATTTTCTGGTCGCACCTCGAGGATCGTTGAGTCCTAAGGCCCCCCATAGTTTATCCTGCACATCTGCATAATCAAATTTACGGGTAAATAAAGCATCCGACTCTAGAATAACAATAGGTTCATCCATATCAACACATTTTTTCCATAGTCTAGCATGACTTATGGAACAGGCCTTTACCTTTTCTTGGTTCTGGGCTGCATACTGAAATTTATACAGTCCGGTCTTCATATCAAGGCCATCTTCAAAATGACTTTCTGGCCAATTCCAACGGGTATTATAGGAAGATAATATGCCTATATCCGACGCCATACTTTCTGGAGTGGTTGCCTCAAATATTTCTGGGTCGATTGTACTACCGGTGTTCTCAATAGAATCAATACAACGGTATGCCGCATCTATACCAATATCATTTGTTACTGTTATAATATAACCGTTAATCATTTTAATTTTTGTCCTATAAAAACATGATCTCTCCAATCCGCATTTGGAGAACCTGGTATATATGGAGTAGTGTCAACCCAATCGGCAAGTACGTGTAGTCCCACCTCGTCCGCAATTGCCCTAAATCCATCATCCATAAATCTCCAACAATCCAATTTATCGTGTCTAGGACCAGCAGACGGCGCTATTATAATCATAATTGATCCTATCTTTAAAATCCTTTTCATTTCTGCTATCATACGAAAGGGATTTCTAACATGTTCTAATGTCTGGCCAGATACTAAAAGATCCACCGAACAGTCGTCAAAAGGAATTTCGTATTCTGATTTCATAAGGTGAGTAACATTGTATCCTCCTCGTATATCAACTACGTAATAATTTTCAGCTTTATCAGACCAAATGGGAGTGTAAGACCTAGTTAGATTAGGATCACCGTCGCGGCCCCCAATATCAACAATTGTGAGTTTTTCATCAGGCAAAATGTATTCTATTAATTTTCTGGCCTGTTTCATATTTTTTAGGGAGGAAGGATGCATTAATTTATCTCCGAAAGAAAGGGGGCGTATACACCTAGGTGTTGAACAGTCACAGCAGAAGCTTTTATAGCCAGTTCTATCGCATAGTCCATGGATTGCGATTCTAGATAACCGTATGTTAAGAATGCCAAAAATGTATCTCCACAACCACATGCGTCAAAGTTTTCAATTTTAGGAGGGTTAAATATTTTATCCCTATAAACAACTTTCTCCGCACCATAGGTTATAATCATATTGTCAGCGTGAGATGTGCTTTGATTAAATTCATTTTCATTTATCTTTACAAAACATCCATTAAATCGTTGAAGGTCTACTTTCTTAGTATCTATGAAAATTGGTCCATTAAATTTATTTCTGAGTTTTTCTATCAACTCATAGGTAACATAACCCTTATTATAGTCTGATATAACTATAGCATCACAGTTAATCATATTATGGTTATATGCAAGTTCATAAATGTTCTGAAGTTTACTATCTTCTCTTAAGATTTGGTGATTCGTTTTCATATCCAGGTATCGTATCTTTTTTTCAAAGAAATCAGTAAATAATAGGGTGTTACAGGATAAATGGAACAAGTTTTGATCTACATTAGAAACCATACCCTTCCGTTCAAATTGTTCCCCGAAATCTAATATAGGTACCGGCGCTTCTGGATTTAACCGATTAACTTTACCCATACGGTATACATCATAACAACTTTCGCCGATCAATGTAATTCTGTAAGGTTTTTGTGGTTGATTCATTATTAACTCTTTTATAAAATTCTATATGTTTGCAATATCTTTCCCCAACTATGGACTTATCTTTCCAGTCAGAACCTATTACTCTTATGTCCGGTTTGCGTTCTATGATTATATCTATCAAACCGTTACCGGTTGAAAAAACCAACACCTCGTCTACGGACTTTAGGTTCTCCAACATCTTCTTTCTGGTGTCTACACTATTGACTGGTCTATCCGGTCCTTTTTGTTCCTGTATTCGGGCATCATCATCTATTGCAACAATGAGGTAATCACCAAGACTCTTGGCATAGTTTATTAAGTCCAAATGTCCCGTATGCAATACGTCAAATGCACCATTAACTAATATTGTTTTCATAACATTGTGTATGTACAACCATTCTTTATGGCTCTGTCCAAATGGTGTGATACTACACCTGAATTAATCTTACTATAAAGATGTATGTCCTTATATTCATGATATAATTGTGCGAATTGTAAATAACCAGATTCAGTACCTACATGGTACGTTCCTTTGGACATTGCATGGGCTACATATTTAAGGGTATCTCCTCTAAGTTTAGGATTCTCTGCTGCGCCCCCAACGGTGACTATTTCAAATCCTTGGTTTCGGTATTTGTCGTGTATTCCTTCCAACATCATACCACTAAAGGTTCGACTTTGGGCAGAAGAATCCCACTGTACAGTCACAAATTTTTCAGGCAAATCAATATCTGCCGAACAGTCTTCAGCTGTTAATCTCACTGGAGTATATAGATATTGTGATATATCAATGTTGGTTATAGTCTCTAATGGGTGTTGGTGAGAACAATCGGCATAGTGGTATATTTCCGCATCTACTCCATTTTGTTTTAGGTGATCCAACCAGACTTCCTCAGATGTACCATAGATAGGCCAATTACGTAGAAAGATTATATCCTTTGGAAACAATGAGAGTATATCCATCCAAGATTTTTTCTTACCGTCACCCTTTGCGCCTCGGTACAAGTCCCATTTATCGTAAGTTAGATGCAGGGTAACCTGTGTATTATGGGCTCTAGCATAGTTGTAAGCCAGTATACAACTGTGTACTCTGTCTCCAAAACCGGGACACGTATAAGTTCTTGGTGACCTCATACTTAATGATCGTATAGCCAGATGTTTCATATTTTCTCCGCAATTGCGTAAAAGGAATTATTCAGGTCGTAACCTTCTGTTACTAGTATATTAGTATATTGCTCGGTACTTTCAAAAAAGTCTCGTAACATTACATCAGTCAATATATTTACATGTTTGTTATTGTTCCATGGTCTCCAATATTTTTGAGAATAGTGAGGTAGATATAAAAACATAATGCCTCCTTTACGCAGATAGGAGGTCCAATAATTTAAAGTGTCGGTCCATCTATCTACATGTTCAAGACAGTGGGAGGAAAATATATAGTCATATGTTCCGTCAGGAAGATTATTAGCATGATATCCTCCAGGCAATGATAGGTCAATAGGTATAGAACCAGGAAAGGACCACTCCAATTTGGAACAACCAATATCAACTCCTGTTCCCGTCAACAGATGTTTGGCAAATGGCATGGCAAACTGCGCAGCATTACCCTCAGATTGAAATTTAGGATATGTATCTTCATTAAATATTATAAATTTATTCATTTTGTAATCGCAATAATTGTGGCATCTTCATGACGAACGCCTCTCTTAGTGCGAGGAGCAATATCTCGTAAATCGTGTCGCACGACATTAAATTCGCTTATGGTGTTAATAAGTAATCTTTGTTTAGAAACACTGAACTTATGTGGTTGGGAGGCAATTCGGCCAATGTTCAATTCTTTTGGAGTCATTAAATCCATAGGTATATTATCTTCAATAAAATATATTCCTGTAGGTTTCAGAAATTTATGAAACACATTAAAGGTCTTCATATTGGCTTCTGGTGTATGTTCGGCATCATCTATTATAATATCAAATGTTACTCCTGGCCAGGTATCTTCAACTAATTTTTGAGTTTTTATATCTTGACTATTAGCTTTTAACAATTGCACCCTATCGTTACCAAAAATTGATATTTTTCTCATGGCGTGGCGTTCAAACGTGTCTATGCCATATATTTTACTTTTAGGAAAATAATCTAAGAAAGACAAAGCGGAATATCCAAGATGTACACCAAGTTCTAATATCTGTAATTTTTCATACCTTATAGGTTTAAAATAAGATTCATAGACAGTATGATAAGCTAATATAGATTTATTACATTTATATTGTATAAAATAGTCTTTTAAATTCAAACCAAAATACTCCATTGGGAATTTAGTCCATGAGGTCTCAGAGTTAGATTATTCGATTCACAGAATTCATCTAGAGCCTTAGTTACGCCGGGTTTTCCAGAGTTTTGGCCAGGCCATTTGTAATCATCTCCAATGATAATTCCCCCAGATTTAACCACTCGCAAAGAATTATTTAGATCCTCTAAACAGCCTTCATATGAGTGATCTCCGTCAACGTAAATCCAATCCAGATAATCATCAGAAATAGTTTTAAACCATTTCTCTGACAACATTCGATGAATTTTCACTTCACTTTTTAATACAAATTTATTTACAACTGACTGGTATACCTTACTGTAGTATTTGTTAAAATCCTCAGGGGTTTCTCCCCCAGTAATACTGGCATATCGTTTGAGATACTTTTCATAGGAACCATGTTCATTGGTTTCTTTATTATAAGGCGTAACACTCCAACTATCTACTAGGTGCAGTTCTCTTAATCCTACTTCCATAAACATTTCAGAAGTATTACCGTACCACACCCCTATTTCCGCACCTATGGTGCCGGATTGAATAAGGTGTTTAATATTATGTGCTTCTGAATTAATTTGACCGAACATCATATTATCTAAATCCTTGTATATTGTGTATGTTACTTATTAGAAAATTAAAATCCTCTCCTCTGCCAGGTAACTTGTCCTTGAGAAAGAAATGTATAAATTGGGCATCAGGTATTGACTCGTCCTTTACTCCCTTAAACAAAGCATTCCAATGCCATGGCATTTTTTGATACTTCATGCCAGAATCGCGAACCCAGTAATTTAATAGTGTTTGGTCGGTTGACCACTTCCATGCACCTACTCCATCAACCAGGTCCTTAAATTCTGATCGACGAATAAATTGTTCAGGAGTTTGTCCTTTTAGGTATTTCTTTATAGACTTGTTCATCAACATCAAACCCATGTTAAAAAACTGGCCACCATAAGGATGATCCCAGTGCCAATCAACTCGGCCTAAACGTTGGTATTGCATCATCGAATAGTTCTTAATTTTTTGACCATATTCTGGAGTGACAGGCATTTCTCGTTCAACTACACCCCCAAAATCTACATCGGGTTCAAAATAATCAAATATATTCCAGGCTCCTGGACGGATCCATATATCCGCATCAACTATGGCGATTTGATCGTAGTCATCCAGATAGTTAAATGCGTTTTCTTTTTCGTAGATGGGTAGATAACCTAATCGTCCATAGGACTCAGGTGATCGTCCTGTATTGAATGGATCGGGTCGTATGCACAGAATAGGTTTGGTCTGTACGATATGGTCAATGCCGTACTCTTTACAGTAGGCCTCGACTGATTTCATGCATTGTACATATAGATTGGAAGGTTTGCCAACAGAAACCTGGTATATCATTCTTTTCATAACAAAAAGTACCTATTATATTAAGCGGCTGTTTCCCATCGGACAACTCGACGTATTTTCACATCTTTGCCCTGTTTGGATACGGATTTGTGTTTGCCTCGTTTCTTATTACGAGGGTCGTGTCTTGTATACTTAGCCATAAATTATCCTAGGTTTCCTTTAGATACATTTCTAACGTCTTCTACTCTATTAGTCCATCCTCGACCAAAATGCGGCCAAGTTTTTAGTCCCTTTAAAAATTCTAACCGGGCGTTACAATAATCGTCCACAAGTCTTGTCTTACCATTCTGGTCAAGATAGTTTTTTACCGATTTTATTGTCATAGGTCCTATTTGACCATCCTCGGTTGCCCCAACAACTCTCTGCAAAGTCTTCGAGGCTCTACCAGGTCCAGAGTTTACACAGAAATCAAATACCATATAGTCTATACCGGTCGGCAAATCATCTGCTCTTACCTTGTCCCAGTAATTCTTTTTATATAGGGGGGCGACTATGGAGGTAGTCAGGGCGCGCATATCATCAGCAGTAACCGTATGTCCTACCCATCCTTCCCAAACCTTCTTAGTAACACCTAGATTGGTGATACCTCCTGGATCGTGAGGATTGTTAACGTAACCCCCTTCATGTTTAAACATCATATTTAAAGATGCTATTAGATTAAGTTCCATATTAGTTCTCTCTTTCTTTCATTTCTTTTGTCATTATATAGTCCCTAACAAAGTCTGACCGGATGATATCTTGCCAGGTAAACTCTATGATAGAGAAATTCCTCATTAGTTCGATAATTTCTATAAACTTCAGGTGTTCTCGTTTCTCACTGTCCTTTTTCAGGTCGGACTGGTAATAATCTCCACAGAAAATAATTCTGCAATTCTCTCCGACTCGGGTAACAATACTATCCAATTCGTGAAAACTCATGTTCTGACATTCATCTGCAATAACAATACTATCATCAAAGGTTAATCCTCGGAGATAGGAAGTTGATTCGAATATTAAATCTCCAGATCGTACAAGGGTTTCATATGAAGTTGCCCTTTCAAATAATTCATTACAAATTGCTCTATACGGTCCTGTATATAGGTTAATCTTTTCTTCATATGATCCGGGCATAAATCCCATATCTCGGGTAGGCACAACGGATCGTATAATACGTACCTGTTTATAGGGCGTTGACCTGTTTAGGGATAATTCCAATGCAAGATATAGGGCTACAAAGGTTTTACCTGTACCCGCTGAACCCGATAGTACGAGATTATCACCGTGTTTCCATGAGGTGAACACATCGTCTTGACTTTTCGATAAAGGTTGAAAAGTCTTTAGATCATCTATACGCAGGGGTTTTGGTTCTGCATTGGCGTGTATTTTCATGAATTGACGGTATTGCCTCTACCAGATCCCTTTTTAACTCTTTTTATCAAATCTTTCCAATCACCAGAGGTCTTACCAAGAGCAGAACCTTGCATAGAAATTAATTTAGGACAGCCCATTACGACTTCCAAATTAGTGTTGTCTTTAAGATATTCCTCTCGCGCTGAAAAGGAACACATCTTTTCGGTAACCTCTCCGGTTACCTTATCTTTAAATTCGTATAACGGCATATTTTATTGCCCTAAGACAACCCCCGTTGGGGGGTTGAATAGATAGGGATCACCTTCCTTATTGTAGAGTTTCCATTTCGGAAATATGTTGATTAATATACTCATTTTTCAGAGCAATTTTATGGGCTAAAGTTTCCTTTCCTTTCTTCTGAAGCCGGTGAATGTAGTGTTCTAACTGTTTACTGTCTTTCTTTAACCGTTGTATTTGTGATTTTTGCAAATTTAAATCCTCGTTTAGGTTACGAAAAGTGAACTTTACATTATCTAACAATCAATCCTGGAAATGTATCCTCTACTAGTTTTTTAGTGAATCCCTTAATGGGCGTTTTATTTACCATTTGCACTAGAATCTCAGCATCTAAAGGATGCACAGACTCCAATACTCCGATAAATATCTTTTCTCGTTTAAAGGCCTGGATCTGATCGCCGGCACCGCCTTTAACGAAATATTTGAATTTTCTATTTTCTTTCAATAGAGTGGAAGGTACCGATTGAGGAATATTAGGTACATAAGGAGGTTTACCTGGGGGTAGATTCCACTGTATCGCATCATCAAAAAACCCTCGGCATATATCGCGCAAAGCAGCGCAGTCATTTGATTTTAATATGTTAATCTTATCCTGTTTGGCACTAGCCTTCGTCACCTTGTCAAGTATTTCAAAAATATCCATTCTTCTTGCCATGTTAACCATTTGTAAAATCTCCAGCTGATTCAAGTAAATTCTTGCATCTATGTTTAATGAGGTAGTTCAAAATCTTTCCTTTGTTTTTTGAAGGATCGATATCATTGTAGGTATTTAGTATCTTCTCTTTTATAGATTCAGGAGTCTTATCCAAATCTATAAGGGTGAGATTTCTTATGTAGTTTCTGTATACATCCTCACCTTGCGATTTAGGATCTTTTATAAGTTTATCTAACACTTTCTGGGTTAGAGCTCTTTGACGTATATCGTCTACAAAGGTATTGTCGGGGGACAGTACATTGGGAACACCATCACCTCGGTCTCCTCGCAATATGTGTTCTATCAGGTATTGTTTAGGTTTCTTTTCCTTTATATATTTTTTCAGTACAGGAGAGTACTGTTTCACGTTAGGATAACGTTGAAGTTGTGCAAAGTCTTTATCACCCGACACAATCATAACAGGTTCGCAATTACCAAACTCTTGGGTAGTTTCGACAAGTTGGGCAATAATGTCGTCGGCTTCACATTCATTGACGCGCACAACCTTATATGGAAAATTTTGAGATATTTCATCTGATATTTTATCCATATTGACATATAATTGATTCCAATCAACGGAGGATTCTTCTTGGACTCCTGCCCGTTTATATTTGTAATTAGGAAAATATTTCTTTCTCCAATTATCACGGCCCTCAAGACAAATCACCAACTCACCATATTCGGCAAAGAAACGATTTCTATGACTTCTAATAGCATTCAATATAGAATGTCTTGAGAGGTCTTCATTTTTATCAATACCTTGCGCTAGAATAGTACTAACGGCTACGGCTGCATAATCAATTATAATCATAATATTTCCTAGTTTTTAACTTACTCGCTGAGAAGATATCCATTTCTGAGCGATATGACTGGACGGCTTCTGTTTTGTCCAGGATCGTACTTTTTTATATAATTTGAGGGTGTTTGAATCCACATCTTGTCCGACATTATTATCGACAATAAACATCTTAGCGCCGAATAAGTTTTGGAAAGCACCAAGGTTCTGTTGTACGTGGTTCCATTTATCTGACACAACACCACGGTTAAGACTGCGGGATCTTTCAAGGTTTCTTGTCTGAGCAGTATCCAAAGAGGTGTTAACGAATACCATTGCGCATTCATATCCCAATTTCTCTAGTTGGGCCTTTTCTTTCTTTATGCGACTATAATCATGACCGGTACCATCAATAACAATACCTAAACGGCCAGATAAAAATCCCTTGTGTTTTATATTGGTTAGGTTCTTGGCCTTGTCTCGTAACTTCTGTCCCTTAGGAGAAGCAATGTCTTCCGGATCACTCTTGAGGCCGGCCTTTTTTAATTCGTATTCAAAGGCATCGTCAGAAGCAACCATTTTTAAACCCATGGATTTAAAGGCTGACATATCCGCAACAAACGATTTGCCTGAACCCGGACCCCCGGCCATAAACAAAGCCTTAAATATAGCGGGGTCATTAACACCCTCTGATAGGTGGTAGGTCTTGAAACTTAACATGTTATGTCCAATTCTAGATTAATAATACTATTTATATGTGCAGGTGTTTTATATGCGCTGCATTGACCCGGCAGTTAATAATGCCATTATAAAAGTCTTCTCTTAATAGAACATCATAATCAAATTGTAGTTTGGCCTCATAATAGGAACATTCACCTTTAGATGAACAAATCCGTAGTATCTGTCTATCATATATCTTTCCCCCCTCGGTGGCAACCATTTCTTGTATTTCTTTGTTGGAGGAGTAATAATCCCGCCAATTCGACTCAACCCTATACCGGGTCTTGCGTTTTTGACCTTTTTTAGGGGGTTTTGTACGGGCCGACCAGAACAGTTTTTTACCAATATACTTCTTACCAGTGGATTTCTCGGTTATCAGGTAAACAAATCCTACTAAGGATTCCAATTCTTCAAGGGTAGGTTCGTATGGTTTATTCTTGTAATACCACAAAGATTAGTCTTCCTCGTCGGACATACTAACCACGGATACTGCTTCCGAACCACACATCGGACAGAAATTCGGTATTTCGTCTATGTCATAAATACATACGTCTGTCATAACATCACAAAGTCTGCAAAAGACCTCATAATCGATTGTATTTTGTTGCATTAATTGATTCCTTTAGTTTATTTTTATAGGTAGGGTCAAGAGTCATCTTATACGAGGCAATGGCAGGAGGACGAGGTCCGTTCGTCCTAGGAGGCTTCCTATTGATAGGAAGTAACCAAGTGCATCAATCACGTAATTTAGAAATAACTTGCCAAGTTTAGATATTTCCTTTAGAATAAAAGCTATCAGCCGCTCCCCCGTCAATACCCGTTTCCTTGAGTTAGATTTCACAACTATTACCTGTACAAGCTAACGTTTGCATACTCGTTGTACTATCTATACCATTCTCAAACTTGGCGGCTTCTTCCCAATTAATATCATCTGGCATGATCTTCAACCATTCCTCATATTCTTCTTTGGTAATAGGTTGGTAAGGGGCTTGTTTATAGATATGATCGTCATAAGGCAATAGTGCTATACCACTCATTATATCAAAGTTTTTCCACATCCAGGCACACACATCAAAGAATTCGTTGTCGGTATAATATACAGTAATAGAAGGTTTATGTTCTGCCCAATGGTCTTGATACGTCTTCCATAATTCTAATTGTTGTATTGCTCCTACCTCCGCTGCACAGATAGCGCCTTCAGGAGATTTAATAGGAAAACTAAAAACCAGATTGGTAGGTTTATGCAAATCAACCTCGTTAGGAAATCCTACTTCTTTCATATACATTGCTAGAGGGTCTTTATAGTCAGCCCGTACTGTACGTATATAATAAGGTGCAAATCTAGGGTGTATACCCGAGGAAGAGTTAACCAACTGTGATACTGTGCCAGAAGGTTTAACACAGGTAATAGCGGCCGCAGGATTGATACCTAGTTTCTTGGCCCACTTTGCATTAGTCGCGATTGCAACCTTTGTTAGTTCATCCAGGATTTCTTCAAGAGAAGTTAGACCTTCCCAATCAGGATTATCTTTGTCAGGTACTGTACGCCCTCCCATAATCATATGGTCTTCAATACCGGTCATAGAGGTGCCTAATAGGGCTTCTTCTTCGGTATTCTTTTTCCAAATAGCCCTGAGATACCTAAAGTCGGTAAGAGTTGCTTGAAGGGTGCCCATTATGGTTGCATAAACGACCTTTTCCTTTAAGGTAGCCATAGTATCATCTGCTCGCACCACAATCTCTGTCAGGTTACAGAATTGGTTTGGACGTAGAATAATCTCGGAACAGGGGTTGGTACCAAACTCATGTTCTGGATCCCTTCGGCCATTACGTGTAGCAATCTTCTTAGCAGCGACTCGGGAATAGACACCTCTTTCTCCAGAATGACTTTTATACAGAGCCTGCATTTCCTCAAAGAAAAATTCAAAATCAGGTTTTTCATCGTATACGGCCGAGTTGTTGGCCAGACCTCTGTAAACAGGATACAGACCACTCTTAGCACTCTGTAAACGCGCATCGAAAGGATCGGATAGACTGATAAGGGCACTTCTACGAACACCCCCAACCACAACTATATCTGCGATCATACAAACAAGGTCATGACATTCTAAGGTATTAAGTTTACGCCCAGCAGACTTCTTAAATAGAGACACAGCGAAATCGAACAATTGTACCAGAGGTTCAGGACCTGAGGCACGGCCTCCAAAGGTCTTCAACGGTGCACCTGAAGGACGAACCTTTGATACGTCCCATTTAGGCACCTGGCCAGAGTACAACAGGGAAATGAGTTCACGGAAGGATTTAGCCCATCCTATTTTGGAGTCAGAAACTTGTATGGTGGTATCGGTGGGATAAAATTCTTCAGATACTTCGGGTAGTTTGTTGGTATAATGTTCTTCGACAGAGAATCCTACTCCGGTACCACACATAAGAATATACATTAATTCATCAAAAGCGCGAGGGTGATCTATGGGAAGATAACTACAATTGAAACCCGCTACGTTATCTAATTCTAGTGCTGTGCCTGCGGTCATCATGCAACGCATGGAAGGCATGGCTTTTAATTCTTTGATTGCCTTACTGATTATCTTTGCGTTTGTTGCATCTAAAGAACCTCTAGTATCAGTCCAAAATGATACGTATCTATCAACAGTTTCCTCCCATGTTTCCCTTCTACCCTTACTTTCAATCCACCTAGCGTATCGTGATGCTGCAATATACCGTTGATAATTATCCATAAA